CCAGTGAGACAAAGTTTTGATACCAAAGCTGGCAGCTATAGCGCCACCTAAGAATGCTTTGTAGTAGTCAGGCATAGTAGACAATACGGCAAACCCTTCTTGTACGTAGGGTACTATACTAGGGATGAAGGCTCCAATTAAAGGTAAACTCAAAATAACTGCAAACCATTCATCCTTCCATGAGGATTGTGATGCAGCGGCTTGTTGAGTTTCCCAGTCTGCGTCAGCATTAATCTTACGCATTTTGGACTCATGGACAGCTTGCTTTTCAGCAGCTTTATTTTTAAGGAAAGTACCGACCAAATTAGATACAGGGCCAATCAATGCTTGCCACATATTACACTCCTTAAAGATAAAGCTAAGGGGCCACCGTAGCAGCCCCCAGCTAAATGATTGTTACTTAGGAACAACCAAGGTCAAACCTGACTCAGGACGCAGTACGCTTACGCCGTACAGAGTATCTGAGGTGAACAGGTTAGCAAGGAACTCTTGCTTGTACTGAGTCTGAGAACGAACGCCCAGTTGCTCAGCCATTACAATTGCATCCTTTTGGAACAACAGTGCGCCCAAAGAGTCTACAGCAGAAGCAGAGTTATCAGCAGCAGTTTCAACTACAGGGCAGTTGGTGCTAACAAATACGTCAATACCATACAGTTGACCTATTTGACCACCAGTTACCTGACCGTTGTTTACGAAGTCAGAACTTACGTAACGGTCAATACCCATGATGGTGTTGCGTACTGAAGGAGGAATGACGAAGCAACGGTTTTCCATTGGTACGTCAGCGTCATCCAGCTTTTGAATGATAGCGCGGAAACCAGCGTCAGTGAATACATCAGCAGTGGTTACAGTGTCAGCCGTATAGGTAGACAGACCGTTGGTAGCGTCTACAAAGAACGTACCACCATTGTTGAGGTAAGTCGTAGAAGACGTACCAGCAGAGCCAAGGCCAGTAGCCAAGCTGTGCAGGTCGGTGTCAACTTGCTTCGCCAAAGCGTAGCCAGCATCTTCCGTGTAGAACTGACGTAGTGAGCTAAGAGCCTGTACGTCCGTAATGTCTTCAATCAAACGTGAGTATTCAAAGTGCTTGTCAATAGAGATCTGCACTTCACCTTCCGTAGCGTTCTGTACCGTTACAGCAGTGTTCTCAGCTTTAGCATGAGCATCACCACGGACAGGCTTAGGCACATGGATGGTATCACCCTTCTTGCCAGCCATAGACATCTTCTTGACAAGGTTTGCCAATACAAGGTTCTTCTGGTAGGCTGCAACAATCTCATCACTCCAAATTTCTGGAATGAAAGTAGCTGCGCTAGTGTTGTCTACAAACCCGCCAGTTGCGGGATATACTGAATCAGTCATAATAAATATCTCCTAAGATATACTATCTGACCCGTTTTTCTGCGTATGCCTTCATAATCTCTGGTTGTAGAGCAGCATAGCGGTCAGGGTCGGTTCTCATAAGGTTAATAATGTCTGCGCGTCGGTAGATCTTCTTAGGTGCTGATTCATTGCTACCACGGGCATTACCTGTGGATGCTGCCTTAACTGCTTGCTTACGGGATTGCTCCTCTACAGCGGCAGTCTGCTGTACAATGTTCTGTCGCTCTTTCCACAAGCTAAATAGCTCATCAGCGGCTTCACTGTCGTACTGCTGGTCTGCTGCTACAAACAGCTTAGTCCTAACATTAGATGCTTTAATCCATTCAGCAAAGTTTGCATCTTGCAAAATGTTCTGCATATCAGGGTGCTTACGTTGTAGCTCTGATAGTGCAGTGCTTGCACGATACTGTTGCGTTACGGCTTCAGCTTCCTTAATCTTAGGATGGTTCTGAATAGCCCTGTCTACAGCCTTATCAGGATCTGTAAACCAATCTACTTCTTCGTCTTGTTGTGGTGCTTGTTGCGTATCTTGCGTGAGTTGTGTCTGGATATACGTATCAACAACTTTACGTAGCTCACCTACTTCAGAACTTTGTCGGCCCAATAGCTTCTCAGCTTCTTGGTGCATTTGTACAAGTTCTTCAGCAGTCTTGCCTTTATATTTGTCAGGTATCTTAGGTTCCTGTGGTTCAGGAGTTTCCTGTTGCTCCTCAGCAAACATCTCTAGTTGTTTTTCGTTTTCTTCTTGATTATCCTGACGCTCAGGTTCAATAATCTTAGCCATTATTAACTCCGTACCTTAGTATTGTGGAGGTTTTTATTATGAAGGTTCTCTATGAGGTTTGCCTTCGTTCATGTGCCATGTGCTGTTCCCGGCGCTTAACCCATCTATCATGTGCATCAGGGAAGTCTCCACTGATACCTTCAAGATTAGATCTCACCGGGGAGATAACACGTTTAGCGTCCAAGCCACAACTGCACCTAGAAGTTGTGACATCAGACCTAACTAAATCTTCAAACTTATGTCCATCAGGACATCTAAAATCAAACAGCCTCATCTACAGCTTCTTCAGGGTCTTCTGATTCTGCTTGAGAATGAGCATTGTCAATCTGTGTTTCAAGATTAAGTATAGTTGCTAGGATAGCTAACTGTCCCTTACGGAAGTTCAAGTTATCATTATCCGTAGTCATCTCTACTGAGTTGATTTGTCCAACATTACCTTGTAAGTCAGAGATTAACTGTTTCCAGCCTTCTGAACGAAACATTGAGAAGTAATTGTTGAAGTATGTTTCTAACTCTTGAGTCATAAGTATTTTACCTTTGTTAAAGAATACTGAATGTACGTAAAGTACCTATCTATTATAGCATACTTTTTCGTATTTGTCAAGTGTTTTTTAATAAAAAGTTAATTAAAAGTGCAAGTATCATAGGAAGTAGTACAACTACTACACCAAAGATAGCTGAATACTGTTTAACCTCCTTCCAAAATTGTTTCTTGGCTGCTGCCTTCCTAGCTAACTCTAGTTGTTTAGCCTTCCTTGCTTCAGCCATAGCAGTCATAGCTTCGTTGTATAACTGCCCATTACCACTAACCATAAAGAGATCTTTAATCTCCTTCATAGTTTCTTGTATTTGTTTCTTGGCTAGTGCAGCTTTGACAGCATCGCCTTCAGACAAACTGCCTGAGTTTTGTGCTCTTGCTAGTTCAACCTCTGCACCACCAAGAGTCGATAGAAAACTAGAGATACTTGAGATGTCATTGGTTGTCTCAGCTACACGCTTAATAGCAGACGTAGCAGCATTGACACCAGCAACAATTGCACTTATCTCTGCTATCATTATTAGCGGCCTCTACGTCCACCAATAGTTTTAGTGCGACGGTTCTTAGGTGTCGCTGCTCGTTTACGAGCTTTAGCTGCCGCTGCTTTACCTTTAGGGGTATAGCTGTACTTCTTTCCACCTACCATTGGCATAGTATTCTCCTTACTACCACTTAGTTTTATCAGCCCAATATGCCGCAGACATCTTGCCCTTGGCTATATTCTTTGCATGTCGTGCTTTGAATGACTTACGCCTTGCTCGTTGCTCAGGACTATTAGGGTTCTTTCCTGCACCTCTAACACCTTGTTGTCCAAAGCGTATAGTCTTTGTTTTATCACCTTCCTTAGCTACCACCACATGAGATTTAGTAGGGTGGTTTGGTGTACGTTTAGGTTTGTTATACCCGCTGACTCCAGCACGCCGGAGCTTGGAATCTCTTACGGTCATTCTTACGCCGCCTTCTGTGTTTGTTTTGTAGTTTTTCTAGGTGGTGCTGTATCTTTAGCATTAAGTTCCTCTAACTCTTTAATCTTAGCCTCTAGTTCATCAAACTTCTTGTTAACTTGGTCTACTATCTGAGTTAGTTCTGTACGTGTTACGACCATCAATTTATCCTTGTTGTAGTCTAAGGGGTTGACTTGGTTGCTGTGGTTGTTGTTGAGGTTGATTCTTTAGGTCAATCTCTTTCTCTTTCAAGAATGTCTGAGCAATCTTCATACGACGCTCAAACTCCTTGTCCTCTTGGTCGCCTGCCTTCAGGTTAGCGGTGACTGCCTTAATCTGGTCAATCTGTAGCTCCTGTGGGGCAAGCTGTGTCTCTACAGCAATCTTCTGCGCTCTAGCTTGAGACTCCTGTGCTTGACCGTTAAGTGCTGCTGTCTGTGACTGCTGGAAGGCCATCTGTGCCTGTGCAGCCGCTTGTTGCATCTGCTGTTGTTCAGGTGTAGGCTGTGATGCCTGTTCTGCCTGAGCCAACTTAGCCATTAGTTCTTCACGGTTAGATAGGTTCATGTTGTCAATAATTGACTGAATCAACGTGTTGTACAGTGGAGACTCTGCTGGCATGGTTTGCAGTAGTTGCACAAGTTGCGTTACTTCATACTCACGGGCAATGATACCTAGAGTAGACGTAGTGTTAAACTTGTAGTCCTTGACAGGATAGTTCTCTGGGTCAAACTGCATGTAACGACAAGCAGCCTTCTTAACAAATGGAATTAAGAAGGACTGTTGGAAGTTAATCAAAGTACGCTTATGTCGCTTGATGATTGCACCAAGGGACATACTGATACCAGCAGCCGTAGCGTCACCATTGATACTGCCGGGAATACCAGCGGAGTCAATAGCGCCTGTAGACATCTGAACCATCTTTTGTAGTTCTGCTGCCTGTGCAAATGTAATCTGACTAACTTGACCAAAGTTAAATGGATTCAGTACAGTCTTAGGGTCGCCATTGGTCAAGATGATCTTACCGGGGCGTACCTCTGGCCTAGAGCCTCTAGGAAGCCGTGTAGCGTCCATAGCCATCATTGGGTGTACTGTTAGGGCTAGTGCATCAATACGGGCACGTAGCTCTGTATCAAGAGCCTTCTGGCTGTTGTAACCCTTCTCACAAACACCACGACCCCAGAACCTACCGGGTACTACATCCCAAGGGAATGCTACTACAGGGCGATCTTGCATCATGTATGGATTAGCTTCTGCTTTTAGTAGGATGCCTCCATTAGCGACAACCACAATAGCTTCCACGTAATAGCTGGCATCCTCTTCTTTTTCCTCTGGTTCCTCTACTTCAATATCTGCAATGTCTTCGTCTTCATCAAGCATTGCTTCCTTTTCGCCAATCTCCAGCAAGTAGCGAGGCACAAGTCCATAGTATTTAGTTAGGCGTACTTTGTCCTCGTCGTAGCTAGTTAGGTCTTGGTCTGGCTCAAGGTCGTAGTCACTAGCCGCCTGACCTACGTATACGTCCCTGTAGACTCCTTCTTCCTGTAGTTGTTGTACCTTGTGTCGTGGTACAAACTCATCTACAGCAACGCCTATAGCGTCCTCAATGGACGTAGCTACTGGGTCAATTAGGAAGTTCTGAGGCATTACAGGGCGTAGTTTGACTACAGTACGGTCTGTAATGTTAACACCAATAGCCTGTAGCTGTCCGTCCATGATAGGCTGTGTAGCAGGAGCCATCTCTTTAATTTCTTCTAGCACTACTTCAGCTACACCAGTACCAAATACAGCACTGTTGATAAGACATTCACCTACTTGCTTGCGTATCTGTGTCTTCTCAAAGTCCTCATGCAGCTTTTGTCGCAAATAAACGACATCTTGAGCCTCTGCATCACCCATGTCGTCAGTAATGTCAAAATAACTACCACGACCAAAGGTTGCTTCCTCAATTTCTGCTACACTGGACTCTACAGCCTGCTGCAATGCAGGTGAAATGATACGTGAACGCTCACTTTTGCGTTCCATGTCCTCTGCTGCCCAGATTCCACGCCACAAACGGTAAAATTCTTCAAATCTTTCCGCATAATTGGACTCATAGTGGTCTCGCCATGAGTCACATTTAGCCATTACCCAGTTTTCTAGGTGTTCGTCACTTGACAGAACGTCATTGTCACCATAATCCATTACTTTTTACCCCTTAGCTTCTTGTCTCTGGTTGTTTTGGCTGCTTTTTTGAATGCTTTGGCGGTAGGAGCGCCTTTAGAACCGGGTTTACGCATTGTTTCGCCACTACCGGCCTTGATGCGCTTACGTTTGGCATGAATGTTGGCATACAATCCTTTTCTGGGCATGTTAATATCCTGTTACAACGTCCAAGACCTCAAGATCATCAATCTCAAAGTCGTATGAGTAGGCTACTTTAGCCAGTTGGTCTGTGTACGCAAAGGCATCCACAAGGTCATCATGTGTTAGTACATCTGGAAACTGAAACAATTGGTCTAAGAATCTACTGTTCCATTCACCCTTGCCCAAGGTAATCTGACCGTTTTCAAATCTACCCTGTAAGGCCCACATGATTCTATCTGTTTTCTTACGGTTGCCGTGAGTTAGCTCTTCTACAACAAAGAACCTACCACGTTGCTTCATTAAGTCCATTAGGGGAGACATAACAGCTTGCTTAGAGATACCACGCTCTATGCCTACACTGATGGGCCTGTAGTCTCTAACAGCCTCAAATATCTTCCTAGCTGTCTCCGCTAAGTCCCAGCGACCATGTATGATGTTCTCTAGGTGCCATCCGTTTTCATTTACTTTTACAACAGCAATAGCTGATTCATCCAGCTTAGAGTTTTTAGTTCTCTTTTTACTTACGTCCTCAAAGCCAGCTAAGTCAATGCTTATGTAGTAATCACCTACCTCTGGTGTTTCACCAAACTTAACCCAGTCCTCTTTGAACATCTCTGAGCCTCTAGCTTCAAAGGATGCCATAAACTCTTGACGGAAGGCATAGGATGACATAGACTTTTTAGCTAGGTCAATTTCCTCTGGGTCTAACAACTCATTGTCATAACTTGTAAAGTGCCATGCTGCATAGGACTCATCGTCCTCTAGCTCTGCGTACTTGTACAGGTCATAGAAGTGATTACGACCCATAGGTGTACCAATAAACAATGCAGCACCCTTTTGGTCAGCCAATGCAGGTCTAAGGATTTGCTCAAAGACCTCTGGCTTCATGTCGGCGTACTCATCCATCACTAAGAACTTTAGTGACACACCACGCATAGTCTCAGGTCTATCAGCACCTTTGAGGCTGATGGTTGCACCGTTGACTAGCTTAATCTGTAGGTTGTTAATGTGACTAGAGGTTACAACAGGGTGCGCCAGCTCCAATAGTGTCTGCCACATGATGTCTCTGGCCTGTCCCTGTGTTGGAGCTACATAGAACACATGGCCTTTGTCTGCCTGTAGAGCATTTACAATCAGCATCCAAGCTGCTAGTCTTGATTTACCTGTACGTCTACCAGCAGCTACAATCTTAAATCTAGTATCGTCAGCCCAGACTTGTTTTTGCCAATCAAGCAGTTGTATGTTTAGTTCAGTCATAGAAGTATTTGACTACATACTCATCTAAGCTAACTTTGTTAGCGCGCAGCGAAGCTGCTAAGTCTTTTTCTTCCTCACATTCATACTCAGCATCTAAATCAGGATCACCGTCCCAATTTAGATCCTCTTGCTGTGCTAAGGTCTTTAGGTATTCTCTGTTAGTACTCACTAACTATACGTCCACATTACAGGTGTATC